CACAACACCCTCCCCCTGCTTTTAATCTGTTCAATAACTAATAAATTTGCTATAGTGGTTTACTATGCTACAGAAATTAGGGTTTTTACCAGGATTTAACAAACAAGTCACAGAAACCGGGGCCGAGGGCCAGTGGTTTGATGGTGATAATGTTAGATTTAGATATGGTTCACCAGAGAAAATAGGTGGATGGCAACAGTTGGGAGAGAACAAATTAACTGGTGCAGGTAGAGCAATTCATCACTTTGACGATAACGCAGGTATTAAATACGCTGCAATAGGTACAAATAGAATTTTATATGTTTATTCTGGGGGAATATTTTATGATATTCATCCTATTAGAGCAACAATTACAGGAGCTAATTTTACCAGCACCTCATCATCAACAACTGTCACCGTTACTTTAGGATCGCCACATGCATTAAATGACAATGATATTGTTTTATTTGATAGTGTAACAGGATTAACTGGTTCAACATTTACCAACGCTACTTTTGAAGATAATAAGTTTATGGTAACATCAGTGCCATCTACCACAACATTTACTATAACTATGGCTACAGCGGAGTCTGGCACACCGTTGAGTTCTGCTGGGTCAGCATCTGTTTTATTATATTATACAGTAGGGCCATCACAACAATTAGGTGGTTTTGGTTGGGGCACAGGTTTATGGTCTGGTACATCTCCGGGTGCTGCTACTACAACTCTAGCTTCCACAATCAATGATACGGTAACAGATATACCTTTAACTAACACTGCAGCATTTCCATCTGCAGGAGAAATTAGAATAGGATCTGAGGATATAAGTTTTACAGCTAATAATACTACAACAAATATTTTAAGTGGTGGTGCTAGAGAAGTTAACGGTACTACAAAATCAGGACATAGTGCAGGAGCAACAGTTACAGATATTTCTAAATTTGTTGCTTGGGGTGATCCATCATCTTCTGACTTTACGATTGATCCAGGTTTATGGATATTAGATAACTTTGGAACAAAATTAATAGCTTTGATATATAATGGTCAGTGTTTTGAATGGGACGCTGCAGCACCTAACGCTACAGGGGTCAGAGCAACAATTATTGCAAATGCACCAACTAAATCTAGACATGTATTGGTATCTACTCCGGATAGACACTTAGTGTTTTTTGGAACTGAAACCACAGTTGGAGATCCATTAACACAAGACGATATGTTTATAAGGTTCTCTGACCAAGAAAATATTTCTGGAAGTAATGCGTACACAGTTACCGCGACTAATACGGCTGGTACACAAAGACTTGCAGATGGTTCTGAAATTATGGGAGCTATCAGAGGTAGGGATGCTATTTACGTTTGGACCGATACAGCATTGTTTCTTATGAAATTTGTGGGTCAACCGTTTACTTTCTCATTTGAACAGGTGGGTACAAACTGTGGGTTGTTTGGAAAGAATGCTTGTATAGAGGTTGATGGCACAGCTTACTGGATGTCAGAAAATGGATTTTTTCAATATGATGGTCAATTAAGGTCTATGCCATGTTTAGTAGAGGATCATGTCTATGATGATATAAATGCTACGTCTAGAGATCTTATTAATGCGGGTTTAAATAATTTATTTGGTGAAGTGAGTTGGTTTTATTGCACAGAGTCCTCTGATCAAATTGATAGGGTGGTTACGTATAATTACCTTGACTCAACAAGACAACGTCCTATTTGGACTACTGGTACATTACCGAGAGCAGCATGGCAAGACTCTGCTGTTTTTGATAGACCGCACGCAACCTTTTATGATCCTAGCAGTAATGCCTCGTACGATGTTACTGGTAATACAGACGGTTGTACTATATACTATCAGCAGGAAACAGGGACCGATCAAATTAATGCTGGTGGAGTTGTTACGGCTGTGTTAGCAAATATTGTTTCTGGAGACTTTGACATTACCAGAAGAATGGTCAGAGGTCAGACTGTTGGAACACCAGATCTTAGAGGAGACGGAGAGTTTATAATGAGAATAAGTAGATTTATACCAGATTTTATTTCACAAACAGGGGACACTCAAGTTAGTTTTCAAACTAGAGATTTTCCAAATAGTTCGCCAACCACTACAAATTTTACATCTAGTCCATCTACAACAAAAGTTGACACAAGATTAAGAGCTAGATCCATAGCTTTAAAAGTTGCAAACACATCCACAAATCAAGATTGGAAACTTGGAACGTTTAGATTAGATGTGCACCCAGGAGGGAGAAGATAATGGCATTAACAGACCAACAAATAAGAGATCTAGGCATATTATATTTACCTCTACAACAATATTTAGCAAACCCTTTTCAATATAATCCTAATGAAGAAACAGAAGAGACTGCTGCTCTTCCAGTAAATCTTACAGGTTCTAATGTAGGTGGTGGAGGAGGAGGCGGTGGAGCTAGTCCTTTTGATCTTACACCTACTTTTACAACCGAAAGAAGACCGGCACCTACAACAGACTTTAATATTAATCCTGCAGCATTTTTAACAGGTAAAGGTAGAACAGATCCCATGGGTAGTGACATGGATTATTTTTTAAATTTACCTGCAGACCGAAGATTTAGTTTTGGTTTTGATATAGATTCTGATTTTCCTGGGTCTCCTAATTACAAACCACCAAGTAAATTTTTTGAAGAACCTAATTTAATAGATAGAGGTATTGGAGCGTTTAAAAATTTATTTAGATCAAGAAAAATAAGAGGGACACTCGGAGATAGATTGTCAGCACAAGCTACGGGAACATTTGCAGGTCTTCCAACAATCAGCAATGTAATTGGTAGATTTAGAAATCCTCTTAACCCTAACGCTACAAATTATAATCCTGATCTTGTAGGACAATTAAATTATTTAGAGGGCCAGGACGGTTTAATAGGTCGATCATCTGTTGGTTTAAAATATGGACCTGAGTCTGTTTTATTTGGCAAAAACGTAATATCAGGTTTTGGAACAAATGATTATGAAGAAGCGTTAAATAAATATATTGAGTCAGCAAAATTAAAACTTAGAAGAACTACTGACGTAGAGAAAAGAAAAAAAATACAAGACAGAATAAATAAAGGTGAAACGGAATTAAATACATATCTTGATAAGTCTGGAGTTCAACAAGAAAGAGATGACAAAAGACGAGATACTATAGATAAAGAAAAAACAAGAAGAGAAAAAAAAGGTGAATCAACTAGAGCAGGTGCTGAGAATACTGCTACGGGTGGTTTCGGTGGAGGTAAAGATATAGGGGGATCAACTCCAGGAACATCTGACCAAGGATTTACTGATTCAGGACAGTTTGCAGGTTTAAAAAAAGGAGGACTAGCAGGTATATTATATGGCTAAAATTGTACAATCATTAACAAGAGCAGAAGATGAATATAGCAGAGAAAATTTACAATCGTTAGTTAGAGATCTTGACGGTGTAATAACAAAACTTAATTCTTCTTTTCAAGACGAAGTAAAACAAGAAATAGAAGCTAAAAGCTTTTTCTTAGATGCATAATGGCAGTAGTAAATCAATATAAATTTTATGGTAAAACCACGACAGCTGCAGAGTCTGTAGACATGTTAGAACCAGGTGTTAATGAAACTATCATAGTAAGATCTATAAGAGTTACTAATAAATCTGGATCTAATACACCAACAGTCACAATTAAAAATAACAACTTTGAGATTGTTAATACTCAACAACTTGCAACAGCCACTAGTGTAGAGATACTTAGTTTACCTTTAATAGTAGAGGGGGGCACTAAACTATCTTATACAACAGCTGGCACCGTATCCGATGGAGTGGTATTTGGTATTAGCTATCTCAATATATTAAAGGAGAGAACAGATTAATGAAAGTATTAAAGGCTGAAGTAGAGGAAACTTATAGACACAAACAAACAGGTGAGGTTTTTAAAGAAAAAAAGGACTGGTTAGCTAAAGGTTATAAGCCAGAGGACATGGCTCAGGACGTTAAGGTAATCATGCCTCCTCTTGATTTGTTTGCTAAAACAAAGTAAAACGATAAATTAAGGTAAAAATATGGCTATATCTAGAATGCAAGAACCCCGACAGTTATATGGATTAGGTAGTTTCGTTAGAAAAATAACGCGGCCTGTCAAAAAAGCTGTTAAAGGTATAGGGAAAATAGCCAAAAGTCCTATAG